CGCTTTCGCTGGGGCGTTTCTGCAGCCCGTACTCCCGTTGGGTATGCAGGCTGGTGTCAGCACCGATGTAGACCTGGCGGCGGGCCAAGTTCAGCAGCGAGGCAATGCTGTTGCTCAGGTCAGCGGTGTCGAGATCTTGGGCGCGGGTGGCGAGATCCTGTTGACCGGACACCGTTTGCGAGCGGGAGATCGTGCGCTTGGTGATCGTCTTGGAAATGCCGCTGGTGGTGTCGGTTTCGTATTCGACGACCACCGTGGAATCCAGCTCGCCGGCGATGGTGTCGAACTGCTCCAAGGAGCCGGTGTCGTCAATGTAGGTGTCGATGTTCAGGCTGCCGGCTAGCTCCAGCTCTGAGAAGTAGTTGTAAGTCGTCTGCGACTTCACCACATCGGCACCATCGGGCACCTCTTCGATGCAGAGGTTGGCTAAGCCGGTGTGGGCTTCTGCAGCGCTGGCCAGCCCGGCCTTGATGTCGTTCACGCCACCGCCGATCTGCTGCACAGAGCGCAGGTTGACGCTGTTAGCCGAGGCAGCGGCTTTCTCATACTCAATCACCTCCCGCACCAACTTGGCGGTGGGGACATTCCATGCGCTGCCAGCGCGGAGGGCATCACTGGCCCAGCGGTTGTTGGTCTCCGCAGAGGAGACGAGGTTCAGCGCAATCGACTCGATCTTGCGGTCCCACACGTCGTAGCGCGTGGCTGTAAAGCTGTAGGGGTAGAAGACATCGCTATCGGTGACTGTGGCACCTTCGTCGTTGGTGTAGCTAACGCTGACTTCCGAGGGCGCGCCGAAGACTTCCTCGATTTCCCAGCTGCGCTTGAGGAAGTCGTCGCCGTAGAGCTCATCAGGCGGAAGCAGACGCAGGCTGTTGAAGCGCACCACCACGCTCTCGCCGGGCAGGTCACCGACGCCGATGGGGCCAAGGTCCACCACATCGGCTGGGGTGATCACCGGGCCGGTGCCGCTGTCCTGCGTTAGGTCGAGGAACTGCAGCGTCTCGGTGCTGTCGAGGTAGCCGACATAGCCCTCAGATTGCAGCAGGTCACCCATCACCTGGATGAAGCCGGGGCTCAGGTCGAACTGCTCAACCGAATACTTGTTGGTGAGTGGGATGTTGGCGCTGTCGAGCTCCAGCGCGTCGAGGCACTGCTGGAACACGTATTCCGCGCTCAGGGGCAGCATCGCCTTGAGGAACACCTTGCAGGGCACATCGCTGTGCTCGTCTTTGGCGTTCGGGTCAGTAACGGGTGGCTTGCGGTTTTCGAGGTAGGTCAGCTTGCAGCCCAGCTGCACCGTGGTGGTACGGCGGAATGGATCGGCAAAGCTGCTCAACACCCGCAACACCCTTGGCAGCGTGTAGGTGGTGCCGCCCTTGGCGTAGGTGAACGTCACCTCGGTGCCGACCACAGGCGTTTGCGTGCCGTCAAGCACCACCTCGCCACGGGTCTTGATCAGGCCGTTGCCTTGGAGGTAGTCATCAGCAAAGCTGCCGCTAATGACTGTGCCGAGGCTGCAGCTGACTTCAGCGCGGATGTCGATGGCCATTACTTCACCTCCGCTACATCAACGGTGACCGTGTAGCGGGTGCTTTTGACGCCACCGCTGATGATCACCTCGGCGCTTGCACTGGGTGCGCTGATCGGGAAGTAGCTGCCGGTGCTGGGGGTGCTGGCGACGGCGGTTTCGTACCAGGTGCGCACGGCACTCCAGCCGCTGCTGTCGGTGGTGCCCTCAATGCGGCGCACGCGGATGGCGGTCAAAGCGCCGGAGATGTAGTGCGTGCCGCTCGCGGTCAACTGCAGCTGGGGCGTGTCCTGATAGGTCTCCATTGGGGAGAGCAGCGTGAGCGTGGCGCTGCCGAGCGTCACGGTGCCAAGGCTCGGGATCGTGGCCTCAGTGCGCTCGCGGTTCTTTTGCTCCTGGCGCAGCAGGACAGCCAGCGCTTGCGCAGCATCCACCAGCTCACAGGTGGCTTGGATGTAGGCGCCAGCTTGCTCACCTGTTGGGGCAGCGGTGAACCAACAAGCGATGCCGCTCCAGCTGATGCCGTTGGCGCTGGCGGTCAGGCTGACGGTGGTGCCGACCGTCCCGCTGCTCAGCGTGTCGGCATCGGTGATGCGGGTGTCGCGCCAGGTGTTGTAGACGCTGAGGAGGGACTGCCACTCGCTGGCGGTAAGCAGGCCGCTGACGGTCCACTTACGGGCGGTGAGGCCAGCGCTGGTGTCGGTTTCGTCGTAGCCAAATGGCTGAGCGATCAGCTTGCTGGTGCTGAAGGCGCCGATTGAGATGCTCATTGGTAAACCCCCTCGCGGACGACATCACCCGAGGCGCTGCCGCCGGGCACACTCACGTAGACGTTCCAGTCCTTGTCAGCTAGCGCTTGGGTCGCGGTGGCAAGGTCAGTGTTGACGGTGACAAGGCTTTGGTTGATCGTTGCGAGGTCGTTCTGTGCCTTGCCGAGGTCCACGCGGCTCTGGGCGAGGTCTTGCTCTAGCCTTGTTTGCTGGCGATCTGCCTGGATCAGGCGAAGGATTGCGTTATTGCGGTCTTCGTTGGTGCCCGACAGACTGAAGTTGAGGCCGCGACGGTTGGCAATCTCTTGCGCTATCGGGCGCAGTTCGGCGGCAAGTGCGGCCTGGCGGTCTGATACCTGCTGCGCAGACATGAACTCGTTGAGCCCGCCACCGCTGGTGTTCTGAAGCTGCTGGAGCTGTAGAACAGTGTCTTCGATGCCGCGGCTGATCGCGCGTACTGAGTCTTGTGCAGACTTGAAGGCGTCAATAAGGTCCGCTTTGGTCTTGGCAGCGGCCAGTCGGACGTTTTCAGCCGCAACCTGTGAGGCGTTAATCAGGTTGTTGTTGCCGGGGTCGGCGCGCAGTGCCGCCTGCGCGTCTTGCTCGGCACGCTTTGCGTCCTCAAAAGCCTTGACCGACCCCAGCGCGCCGATGCCCAAGCTGGTAAGGCCGCCCCGCCGCTGTTGGAGGGCAATGTCCTCTTGGATGCTCCTGATCTGGTTCGCAGCAGCGACGTTTTCAGCAAACCGCTTCTGATCAAGGCGGGCGATCTGCTGGTTGATCTTGTAAAGGCGTTCTGCTGCTTCCTGCTCTGTCTTTAAAGAGTTGTTGGGGTCGGCACGTAGCGCTGCCTTCTTTTCCTCAAGCAGCAACTCCTTCTCACGCTCAAGTGTTAAACGCTCGTACCCTTGCGTGCTCGCGTCAATCAGTCGGTACTTCGCGGACAGCAGGGCATTGTCTTCGCGCTGCGCATCTGTGATTTGCTTTTGTGCGTTTAGCGCTTCTTGGGTGCGAGGGCCGAACTCGCTGTTGACCTGACGGTTGATGTCGAGAATGTTCTGGCCGCCTTGAGAAATGAGTTCGCGGCGGCGCGCTAAATATGCTTGGCGATCTTCTGGGCTAAGGCCATCCTGGATGGCGCGCGATTGGGCGGCAACGCGGCCAGGTGCCAGCAGGTTGTTGAACGAGTTCAACAGGTCCGCTATCGGGCCTTGCACAACAAGACCGATGCTCACACCTAGATCCGCTAAAGAACGGTTTAACTTGTCGCTTTCTTGCGCAAGGCGTGTGGTGGTGGCGGCGTCAAGACCGCGCTTCGCAAGGTCTTCTCGAATCTTGGCTTCCGCTTCCGCGTAACGCCCAGCATTGATCAGGGCTTCGACGTTCTTCTCTAGGGCGCGGCTGGAAAGGATTCCCGCCTGCTGGAGCTCACCAAACCGGGCAATGGGGGCGTCGAGCGCGCCAGCAAGAGCGGTCAGATTGTCCGCTTGTTGGCCAATCGCTGTACCAATCAAGGAGCCGGCAAAGCCAAAGCCGCCGCCGAATACGCCGAGCGCGCCACCTAACGCGCCCCCCACACTGGCGCCAGCACCCTGCCCGAATAGCGCAGGGAACGCGCCACCAATTAGGGAGGAGCTGAGACCAGCGCCGGGGCGGAGACCCTGGAGAGGGCTGCCCAAGGTCCGCAGTACACCCGGACCAGAAGAGCGGGAGCCCCGCTCTGCGGCTAATAGCTTGTCAGCTAATTCAGCGCGAGCAGTCTCTGTCTTAAGCCGGCGGGCTGTAACACTTGCTAAGTCAGCTTCAAGTACGTCCCGTTGACGCTGCTGCACTTCCTCTGCACGCACACGCTTCTCCGCATTGCGTCGTATGGCCTTCTGGATGGGGTCGGTGGTTCCAAAATTTCCTGCGCTGGCCGCACCAAACCCGCCTACACCCTTGGAGGCTTCCTGTAGACGTTGTGTTATTTCGCGTAGGGCGCGGGCGCGCTTTAAGTCGTTTTCTAGTAACTCACGGCTGGGGCGTAACGCTGCTTGGTATGCACGTTCGTCGCTGGCTGCGCCTGCGCCGCGGGCTAACATCGCGCCGCTGGAGTCACGAACTCCACCAGCCCTGGGATTTAGATCTGCGTAATACTGCTGGATCCCCGCGAGCTTTTCGGCGCGGCGGATCGCACGCTCTTCCTGCTGCTCAAGTTTTCTGTACTCGGAGCTGGTGCCAGAAACAATGTCCTTGTAGCGCTGCTGGGCGCGCTCTAAAACGCGGAGTGTCGCTGCGTACTCGCTTGACTCGTAGTTGAGGTTGCTGAGACGTTGTTGTAACTCGCGGATGTTTTGGCGTTCGCCTTCTAGTGTTAAAGGGATTTCGGGGAGATTGGAGTTGGCGCCAAAGCCTGTTGAAAGCGTCGGACCACTAAATGCAGCGGCGCCGGCAGCGGCTTGCTGGCGTCCTACACGCGAAGAACGTAGGAACTCAAGCTCGCTGATGCGTTGCAGTACATCTAAATACTGCTGACTGCTGTAGCTGAGGTCTCTGGACTCGCTGGTAAGACGAGCAATCTGGGCGCTGATCTTGCTATAGGCCGCGCCAGGAGCGTCGTTTAGAACTTGGTTCAGGGTGCGAACCTTAACCTCAGCTCGGTCTGCAGCCGTTGTTAGATTCTTGAGCTCTTTGGTTGCTACTTGTACGCCAGCCTTTACGGCGCTTAGGGCGGGGGCTTCAAGCGAGGACAGCGCTTTCTTCGCGCTGTCAAGGCCCTTTTCAAATGCCCGGAGGTCAACTGTTAGCTCTAGTTGGGCCTGGCCTAGGTTCTCCGCCACAAGAGCTAATGCCTCCTATAGCCGAGGTTGCCGGGGAAACCTTGGGTATGGCTTCTGCTCTCAGCGCTCTCGCTAACGCAACCGCGACATTCACCGTTGCAGGGACGGGGGTGGTGACGGATCCCACGACTGGCAACGTGACCCCGGCAACGGCAACTGTGTCTGTGCCCTTGTTCCTTAAGGCGGAGCGGGTGCGGGGTACGGCATTTCCGGGGGTGGAGATGACGGAAACGACGTTTGATGGCTACGCCCTTGAGGCGCTGGATGAGCGGATTGTTGTTGGGACCGAAGGGACGGTGGTGTTTGGGGGTGCGGATGCGGTGGAGTGTGAGGTGACCGCGTTGCGCCTGCCCTATGGAAAGACTGGATTGCTCGGGGAGACGCTCGGCGCTGCACTTGGGGAGCGGGTGCAGCTGGTGTCAAGAGAGCAGGTTGGCTGATGGCGCGGGTTACGCAGTGGAACGCCGATAAGCTGTTGCGCCGTGTGCCGCTGATCCTCACTAACTACGGCATTAAGGTCACGCCCCTGCTGCAGGAGTCGATAAAAGCAGAGGTGTATGAGTGGCCGACGACCACACGCAGGAAGAATGGTGAGACAGTCGGCAGCCCACGCAACATCGTAGATACGGGTGAGCTGTTGCGTTCTCAGTCCGCTCCAAAGGTGCAGGACAATCGCCTGACGATCACTTGGGGGGCGCCGTACTCAGGAGAAGTTCTGCGCGGTGGGTTTTTGGTGGGCACGCTGCGGAATGCGTACATCGCGCCGGGGCGAGATTGGATTACGCCGGTGCTTAGGGCGGAAGAGCCGATGCGGTTTTTTGTGAAGGAGTGGCGAAAGATTGGGGGCGCATAAAAGCCCGCCACCCCGTGGGGTAGCGGGCGCTTAGCTCCCAGTGTTAGATCAGGCGTTGGTTTCAGCGCTCCAGGTGTAGCTGCCGTAGCCGGTGAGGGTGAAGGTCACCTGGGCCACGTTGCCGGCGGCAATCGACTCGGAGAAGTCGGTCACCCATGCAACGCCGGAGTGGTACTCAGGGCTGCCAGTGGTGCTCATCTCGGGCGATTCGCGATACCACTCAACGGTGGTGCCGGATGCAGCGTTGAGGGCTGCGTTCTTCAGAACGGCGTAGCCGGCGTCGTTCAGGTTGAGGTTCATCGACATCGGGATCGTGTAGCTCTGCTGCTGCACGATGGATGCGGTGAAGCCAAGGGTGCTGCCGTAATCCAGCACATCCTGGGTTTGAGTTGAGCCCTGGATCGAAGCGTCAGTGAGGGACAGCACCTCGGTCATGCCGGTGCTGGCGGTGGGGTTGGTGGAAGCGGTGGTGCCCGCCTTCACGTAGAACCTGTAGCCGAGGCTATTAAAAAAGGCACCAGTGGCCATGACTCTGGGGGGAGCTTATGGCCCTAAGTTGCCGCTTCGCCTTGCTCTAATAACTCCCACGGTGTGGCGCGGGGGCAGATGTGGAGGTCGAAGCCGCGGATG